AGAATTTCCTTGATGTTGCAAAAGATGTTTTTACAGAAGATAAAAGGTTTGCAGATGTAACTGAACACGATTGGATGCAACCACTATTTGATAAACTAATGAAACTATTAGAAGATGTTGGATTAGGTAAATATTATGTCGTACAGGCGGATTTTAACAAGGCTACAGATGTGCCATCGCATTATCGTATGTTGTATGTACCTTGCTGCACACCAGATTGTATAGATTTAGATATACAAACTAGCGAGAAAGGTATATTTAAATTACCACTTAAAGAAGGTAGTTTTATCGTTATGCCTCCCAACTCTGGTATTAGAATTATTGCACCACCTGGTAAAATGTTTTTAGGTTTGATTATGGGTATTTGTAAAGATGAGGATTGACAAAACAAAAAAATATGATAGAGTAGTAATTTATGACTAAAAAATATATTCATGTAAATCAACATAAGATTCGTGCAAATAAAAAACACGGAACTAATGAACCAGTTATTACAATCAAAGAAGGTAAGAAAAATACATATTGTCATCGTGTAGAAATATTAGGTCCTTCTAAAATGTATTATGGTGGTAATGATAAACCAATTCTGCCTTGTGGTGCTAGAGTTGTTATTGAAACAGAGAGTGATATAAAGATTGATACACTTTGAGAAAGTAAGATGGAAAAACTTTCTATCTACTGGTAATTATTTTTTAGAAGTTCAATTAGATAGAAATCCAACAACATTAATAGTAGGTGAGAATGGTTCTGGTAAATCAACAGTTCTTGATGCATTATGTTTTGTTTTATTCAATAGACCTTTCAGACAAATTAATAAATCACAACTTGTTAACTCAATCAATATGGGTAGTGCTATTGTTGAAATAGAATTTACTATACAAAAAAATAAGTTTAAAATTATTCGTGGTATGAAACCTACGGTCTTTGAAATTTACTGTAATGGTAAAATGTTAAATCAAGATGCAAATAGTGTTGATTATCAAAAGATACTAGAGCAACAAATACTTAAATTAAATTATCGTTCATTTACACAGGTTGTAATATTAGGTTCTTCAACCTTTGTACCATTTATGCAATTAAGAAGTAAAGATAGAAGAGAAGTTGTTGAAGAAATACTTGATATAAAGATATTTTCTTTAATGAATTTTTTATTGAAACATAAAAATAAAGAGGTTGGTGAAGAATTAAACACTCTAGAGTATGAATTAAAACTTACTAAAGAGAAGATAACAATGCAAGAGCAATATATACAATCTCTCAAAAAAAATAAAGATAAAATTATAGAAGAGAAAGAACACTTAATATTTGATAGTAATAGAGTTTTATTAGATGAACAAGAAAAATCAGATAAAATATCGAATGAAATAGAATCAGCACAACCAGAGTTAGATAAAAAAGATAAGTTATTAAACACAATTAGAGAGTTTCATAAAATGGAAGCACAGCTTTCAAATAGAATAAATGAAAACGAAAGACAAAGAAAGTTCTTTTCTGAAAATGACGAATGTCCAACTTGTACACAAACAATAGATGAAGAATTAAAACAAGTGAAAATAAAAGAAAAGACTAATAGAATAGCTGAACTAAAACAAGGTATATTAAAATTAGAAGATGAACTGAAAGCAAAAGAAACAGAGAAAAGTAAATTAAATGAATTTGCAAAAGAGATTAGAAAAAAAGAAGTTGAGATTGCAAAGATATCAGTATCTATGTCTGGATTAAAAAGATTGATAGAAAAAGAAAAAAAACAAATAGAAAAATATAAGAATGGTCAAGTATCTGAAGAAGACAAAGTTAAATTAACAAGACTTTCTGAAAGATTTAAAATACAAGAAGAACAGATATCTAAATTACGAGAAGATAAGTTTTATGTAGATGTTGCAAGAAATCTATTAATGGACACTGGTATTAAAACAAAGATAATCAACAAGTATCTACCAATCATGAATAAATTAATCAATGGGTACTTGACAAGTATGGATTTTTATGTTAACTTTACACTAGATAATAGTTTTAATGAAACTATCAAGTCCAGACACAGAGATGAATTTAGTTATTCATCTTTTAGTGAAGGTGAAAAAATGAGAATAGATTTAGCACTACTCTTTACTTGGAGAGCAGTTGCAAAGATGAAAAACTCTACTAACACTAATTTGTTGATACTTGATGAAATATTTGATAGTAGTTTAGATACAACTGGCACTGATGATTTCTTAAAAATATTAAACACTTTTGCTGACCAAAATGTATTTGTTATAAGTCACAAAGGCGATACAATGTTTGATAAGTTTAGAAGTGTAATAAAATTTGAAAAACAAAGAAACTTTAGTAAATTATTATGATAAAAAAATTGAGTATATTATGTTTATTACCTACAATGGTATATGCACAAGATTATGTGGCCTATCACCCATGTGATTTTAAAAACCAAACAATATCAACATATCAAGGAACGATTGAATCTTTAAAGATAGAAAAGAAAGAAGTCTTTCCATATTACGGTGAAACAAAAAAATGTAAAGTTTTGATTCAAGGTAAGATACAAGGTATTTGGTATTTCACCTCTGAAGACTATATCTTCAATTCTGATATGTCTGAAAATGAGGCTTGTGATAGAGCTATTGATAATGCAAAGGATAAACTCACAGCAGAGTATATTCCTGAATCAATAGAAACTAAAAAAAATCTAGATTGCACCTTGACAAAACCTAAAGTTGAGTGTAGTATAGAAACTATAAATGTTGTAATGCCAGATTTGGGATTACAAGAAGTTAAACTTAAACAATGTAATAGGTGATATATGAATAAAACTAAAGGCATTATAACTAATGTTTTAATTTTATGTGGAGTTGCTGCTCTACTTATATTTACACAGTCTTGTGGTACTGTTTCTGGATTCGGTCAAGATATAAAAGATGTATCTGATTGGTCAAAAGATAAACTACAAAGTTCAGATGAAGAGGAGGTGATTAATTATGAAGAAGAAGTTATTTAGTATTCTACCTCTCATCGCACTAGGTTCTTGTGCAACAAAAGTTGATGTTGACCCTTTGGTTGAAACACCAGAGATTCAACAACAAATAGAAAAAGTTGAAAGTACATCTAGTGTCATACCAGATTGGTTCAAAGAACTTCCAGAAGATGAAAAAATGATTTATTCATCTGGAACTGCAATCGCACCAGATTTACAATTATCTGTTGATATTGCAACTATGAACGCAAAAACAGTTCTTGCAGATAGAATAAATGGTAAACTTGATAGTATGACCAAACAATTTATTGCAAAAACTGGTACTACTGATTTAGATTCTCAAGTATTAAATGAATTAGAAAGAGTATCTAAAAATGTAATTGCATCAGTAGATGTTGCTGGTTATAAAATTAAAGATATGGAAGTATATCCTGCTGGAACTCAATATCGTTCATTTGTATTATTAGAGTATTCTGACGAAGAAGCGATAAAAATACTTATGAATCGTATGAGAAAAGATAGAGCCGTTTATGCAAAACTTCGTTCTAATAATGCATTTAAAGAATTAGAAAGAAGTGTTGACAAATCTTTAAACCAAGACGAAGTTCAATCTTTATCTAATATAGAAAAAGAATTGGATGACTTGGGCGATAATAGTAGATATATCAAAACAGTTCCATCTATTGGGCCTGACCAATGGATGACAGAATAATGAGATTATTTATTGTCTTAATTTTTCTGTTTACATCAACAACTGCATTTAGTCAACCTAAAAAAGGTTTATTTGAAGGTGTTGGTGCATTTTTAGGTGTATTGAGTGCAAAACAATTAAATGTTACTGACCCATATGCACTTGCAGCTAGTGGACTTTTAGGTCTGTACATAGGTGGACATATAGGTTCACATATTGACAGAGTTGAAGAAATACACGAAATAGAAGGTAAAAGATGTAAAAAGTTTATTACTGGAACTAATCGTGTAGGTATGGCTTGCAGAGAGTTTGGACAATGGGTAGTTGTACATATGGAGTAAAATATGTGGATTGCAATAGGTATTATAGGGTATTTAATTTTACCTTATATAGTTTAAGAAAAAGGGAACTTCGTGTTCCCTTTTTTTTTAGTTGATTCCCATTCCTATACTCATTAATATCGTAAATATTGACATTGTAATTGTAAATAAATTCATTTAAATCTCCTATGGCTTGGTCTATATCATTATATATTATTTTGTATAAAAAATATAATGTATATTCATAAATAAAATATCAAAAAAATACAAAAAGGGGTTGACATTGTTTCAAAAACAAGTATAATATAGTTATGATAACAAATAACATAATAACAATTAAAAAAAGGAGTATATTATGAGTGCATTAGTTGAAACTATGGCTTATGCTGGTGAAGTGCCTTGGCACGGATTAGGAACAAAAGTTCCACACGATTTATCAACTGACGATATGTTAAAACAATCTGGTCTTGATTGGTCAGTTGAAAAAGTACCAACATTGGTAAATTTACCAATTAGTCCAGATAAATCTGGTGGGTATCAACCTACTGGTTCATTTGCATTAGTTAGAAGTTCTGATAACAAAGTTCTTGCACCAAGTGTAGGACAAAACTGGAATCCAGTTCAAAACAAAGAAGCATTTGATTTCTTTTCTGAGTATGTTGAAGCTGGTGATTTAGAGATGCATACTGCTGGTTCTTTAATGGACGGTAAAATGGTATGGGCTCTTGCAAAAGTTAAACAAAGTTTTGAATTGTTTAAAGGTGATGAGGTAGAAAACTATATGTTGTTTTCAAATCCACATCAGTTTGGTAAGTCTATTGATATTAGAATGACACCTATTAGGGTTGTTTGTAATAATACTTTGACTTTATCTTTGAGTACCGATAGTGATTCTATGGTAAAAGTAAATCACAGAAAAGAGTTTAATCCAGAAATGGTTAAAGAACAACTTGGTATTGCAAGAGAAAAAATGGATAACTACAAGACTATGGCAGAGTTTCTTGGTAGTAAAAGATATACTACTGAAAGACTTGTTGAGTATCTTAACAAAGTTTATCCATCTAATATTAAAGATGAGGATATTAAAGACCCATCTGTTCCGACAACAGTTAATGCTAAGAAAGCATTTGAGGTTATTGAAACTCAGCCTGGTAATCAGTATGCAAAAGGTACTTGGTGGCAGGCATTTAATGCTGTTACTTTTAATACTGACCACCAACAAGGTTCTACTACTGACGGAAGACTTACTTCTGCTTGGTATGGTAGAAACAGAAGAGTTAAGTTGAAAGCACTTGATACTGCATTAAAAATGGCAGAAGTTGCTTAGGGACTTGACAAATTATTGACTCTGTGGTAGTGTATAATTATATAAATATAGATGAGGTGCTGTTCATAAGACACCTTAATGACACAATATAATATACCTACCCTAGTGTCATAAATAAATAGAGTTAGGGGTTCTCTATAAAAACCCCAACTTTATGAGTTGCCTTTTTGGGACTCAAATATTAATCTTGCTTAAAGAAGGAGATAGATATGAATACTTTAGCAACATTAGACCGTAATAGGTTAACACCGTATACAGTTGGTTTTGATAGTCTATTTGATAGACTTTTTGATACTGACTTTCATACAACAAGTGGTGGATTCCCACCATATAACATAGTCAAAAATGATGACTACAACTATCAAATTGAGATGGCCTTGGCTGGTTATTCCAAAAAAGACATTGATATTGAACTAAAGGAAGGAAGCTTAACTGTTTCTTCTAAAAAAGTTGAAGAAGAGATAGATGAGAAAACTACCATGGTACACAAAGGTATTTCTCATAGAAGCTTCAAAAGAACTTTTACTTTATCAGATGAGATGAAAGTGAAAGGTGCAAAGATGGAAAATGGAATGTTATACATTGCATTAGAAAGAATTGTGCCCGACCACAAAAAACCTCAAACGATTGAAGTAAAATAATATTAGAGGTGGGGTTGACAAAGCCCCACCTTTATTATACAATGGTGATATGATAATAAACTACAAATATTCTGAAGACGAAATACTAAAACAATTAAAAACCTATATTGACAAAACTTATGGTGAACATTACAGTAAGAATAAATTTCAATCTACTGAATTCATTATAGACTCTGGTCATGGTGAGGGTTTTTGTATTGGAAACATTATGAAATACGCTCAAAGGTATGGTAGAAAAGCTGGTAAGAATAGAGTAGATTTAATGAAGATAATTCATTATGCGATTATTGCAATACATAATAATGACTTGGAGATGAAAAAAAATGAAGTTGAGCAATCAAACTAAAGAAATATTAAAGTCGTATGCAAACATAAATCAAAATATTTTAATTAAAAATGGTTCAGAATTAAAAACTGTATCTGCTATGAAAAATATTGTTGCATCGGCAAATGTACCTGACACATTCACTCAAGATATTCCTATTTACAATTTAAATGAATTCTTGTCTGCTATGAGTCTATTCAAAGAACCTGTACTATCATTTACTGATAAGTATATGACCATTGCAGAAGAAGACAACAGTTCAAGCTGTAAGTATCACTTTTCAGACCCATCTGTTATCGTTACAGTAGATAAAGATATTAAGATGCCATCTGTTGATGTAGAAGTAGATTTTACAGAAGAAGTTTTAAAAAAGGTTACTACTGCAGCTGGTACTCTTGGTGTTTCTGATTTAGTATTAACTGGTCAAAAAGATAGTACAATACAATTAAAAGTAAAAGATAAAAAGAATAATTCGTCTAACGATTATGCAGTTACAATAGGTAATAATGCATCAGCATTTTTTGAGTTTTATTTTAAAGTAGAGAATCTAAAACTATTACCTGGTGATTATAAAGTACAAGTATCATCAAAAGGTATTTCATACTTTACACATAAAAATTTAGATGTATCATATTTTATTGCATTAGAACCTGAATCAACATACAACGCATAGGAGAGTTTTATGAAAGAAACTTTTCTTTGGGTTGAGAAGTATAGACCTAAAACTATACAAGATTGTGTATTACCTAAAAATCACAAAAAGACTTTTACAGAATTTGTAAATAATGGTATACCTAATTTATTACTAACAGGTGGCCCTGGTGTCGGTAAGACCACTGTTGCCAAAGCAATGTTAGAACAAATAGGTTATGATTATATTCTTATTAATGGTTCTGAAGAGTCAGGTATTGATGTACTTCGTAACAAGATGAAAAACTTTGCATCTACTATGTCTTTAGAAGGTAGTAGAAAGTTTATTATTATTGATGAGGCAGATTATCTAAATCCTCAATCAACACAACCAGCACTTCGTGGTATGATAGAAGAGTTCCACAAGAATTGTGGTTTCATTCTTACTTGTAATTTTAAGAATAGAATTATTGAACCACTTCATAGTCGTTGTAGTGTTGTTGAATTTAATATTCCTGCATCAGAAAAAAAAGAACTTGCACAAGATTTTATGAATAGTATTGAGAGTGTTCTCAATACAGAAAAAGTTAAATACGATAAAAGAGTTATTGCAGAACTTATAATGAAATTCTTTCCTGATTGGCGAAGATGTTTGAATGAATTACAAAGGTATTCATCATCTGGTCAAATCGATAGTGGTATTCTTGTAAACCTTTCAGAAAAAAATATGAAAGATTTAATTGTCTTTATGAAAGAAAAAGATTTTACAAGTGTAAGAAAATGGGTTGTAAATAATTTAGATAATGACCCTGCTAGAATTTTTAGAAAAATATACGATAATTTATATCAGTATTTTGATGGTGGCCACTCTATTGCTTCTTCAGTATTGATACTTGCTGATTATCAATACAAAGCAGCATTTGTGGCAGACCAAGAAATAAATTTACTTGCCTGTCTAACTCAACTTATGGGTGAATGTAAATTTAAATAGGAGATATTATGACAATAGAAAATCAATCTGATGCTATGAAATTAGCAAATGATATTCAGATGGCTATGATTACTAAACCAGCATTAACAATGTTAGAAGTGTTTTTACCAAGTTATGTTACTGATGAGATAAACACTCATATTGATAGTGTTAGAGATGATGCCAAAAGTTTTTCTCATGAATTAGTGGGTCAAATTAAATCAAACGAAAAGTCTGCACAACTAGATATGGATTTTAAACACAAACCTGTATTAGGATTAAAAAAATTATTAGAAGGTTTTGCACTTTCTTATTTAAATTATCAAGGTATAGTAGAGGCTAAAATAGATTGTTGTTCAATGTGGTCTGTACATAGTTATGAAGGTGATTATAATCCATTACATGACCATGGTGTAAGAACAGATATGGGAATGTCTTGCATATTATATTTAAAAGTACCACCTCAAATTGAAAAACTACCTGGTAGTGCTGAAGATTTTGTCAAAGGTGGTTTGAAGTTGAATCTAAATGGTGCATCTGGTAGCA